TAAGGAGGCTTGACAAGTCTCCTTTTTTTATGTAGACTAGGTTTGTCCCCGTTAAAGATAAATAATAGCTCATAAGATACTATATCATGAGTTATGAAAATTCTTGGATATACGATAATGAACCTTTTGACTCTGATGCTATTGGGAACTACTTTGGCTTTGTTTATTGTATTACCAATAAGTCAAACCAACGACAATACATTGGGCGAAAGTATTTTTGGTCGTTTAGAACCCCACCAGGAAAAAAGAGAAAAGTAAAACAAGAATCTGATTGGAAGAAGTATTATGGTTCTTGTCCTGAGTTAAAGGAAGATATAAAAAGATACGGCAAAGAGTTCTTCAGTAGAGTAATACTAAGTCTTCATGAGAAGAAGGGAGACTGTAACTTTGAGGAGACCAAGCAGTTGTTTCTAAATAATGTGCTATCAGAGGCACTTGACAACGGAGCACCGGCATACTATAATAGCAACATTCTCGGCCGTTACATGCGGAAAGATTATGGAAACTTTGGAAAAGACCCTGCAGGTGACCCACGACTGGGCGGTTGACAGACTGCACATTCTCTGTGACATGAAGACGGATGATGTGCTAAAATCTGTAGAAGATGCTCATGCGATCCAGTCAGAGTTTGCCGAATGGTTAGACCCTAATCTTGAGGATCATGAAATTTACTCACTCGAATATCTTGGAGACGATGATTAAAGCACTTTTTGGAATTGGAGTTCTTGCAAGTGTAATTGCAATTCCTTCCCCACCAGAACCTGAACAAGTCAAAGTAAAATTAGAACCTGTAGAAGAAACTGTTATTATAGAGGAAGAGACTTGGAAGTGTCCTGGTTGTACTCCTAACGAGCAAGTTGTTTTAGCAGCACTACAGGAGCACACAAAAATCACTGATCGTAATGCTCTTGCTACAATCATGGGAAACATTCAGCAAGAATCAAAGTTCATTGCTAATATCTGTGAAGGTGGTGCTCGTGTTTCTTATCAGGATTGTCTGAGGGGTGGTTATGGATTGATTCAATGGACTTCTATCAATCGTTATAGAGGACTTGGAAACTTTGCAGTGAAGTATAGTTGTAATCCAAGTGAATTAGATTGTCAGGTTCGTTGGATGATTAATGAACCTATCTTCCAACGCGTTCTCCCACAATTTGAAGGTAGTGGACAAACTGTATCTTATTATATGAGACCTGCATATGTCTGGTTAGGATGGGGCATCAAAGGTAGTAGAGAACTTTATGCATATGACTACACTAAGAAAATGGTATGGGTATGATTAAAAAACTCAAATCAATCTTTGTCAAAGAAAAACCAAAAGTAGAATGTTTGATTGATGATTTAGAAGCACCATTATTTGAATGTGAGTCAGGACATCTTACTCAGGGATATGGTTCTTTTGTACGAATTCTTGCTCCGGAGTATTTGGATGATGACTCTTGGTTTGGTCCGGCTGTTTTATCTGAAAAACAAATGACTATTAAAGAAGCATATGAACATGCGGTATCCGAAAGGCAATTACTGCATGAGGATGATACAGTAGAACCAAAAGATATTCATGAGGTAATATATAATATTGCTACAAGTAGTCAAAAAACAACAACCCAACTTGACCCGACTCCACAACTTGGGAGTGGTTCTGAAAATTTTCAGGAAGGTTGGCAATCAGGAACTAATTTAGGACAATTTAGATGAAAAAAATTATTGCAAGTTTATTGGCATCTGTGGCATTAACTACTCCTGTGTTTGCAGATCCACTTAGAGATAGTGAATACTTCACCATGCATTCTATGGGATGTATGCTGTTACAAGAGTGTACGGATGGAGTTGAGGAAATTGTTAGTATTCTAGATGTATCTAGTCAGTATTCTAATACTGATTCTTTTTATTCTGTTGCTAATGAATTTAATAATATGCTTAGTTCCCTTAATGTAATTGGGGTCAAAGTATTTTTAGCAGATGAGAAGTATTTTCCGGTAGGGCATCGTGGTGTTTATCATACTGTGAGTAATAACTTCTTTCTTAACAAAGCATTCATGGGTCGGCCGAATGTATTGATGAGTGTGATGCGTCATGAAGGATGGCACGCGGCACAAGATTGTATGGCAGGAACAATAGATAACAGTATGATTGCTATCATCAAACCTGCGGATCAAGTTCCAGCACTATGGAGAGAGATGGTGGAACGTACTTATCCTGAGTCAGCATGGCCATGGGAAAAGGAAGCAACATGGGCAGGTAAGACAGAAGGAATGACCTCTGATGCACTTGCGGCATGTGCTAATGGAAATATGTGGGAGGTTTATGAACCTACTCCTTTGACCCGTAAATATCTAGTTAAAGAAGGTTACATTACTAAATAATAACATCTTAAACAAGAAACCTGCCAAGAAGAGTTCTGTGAAACCTCTTGTGTTATAATGGTGAACTCTTTGTTGGATAAAGAATTTAAAACATGTCTACTCTAACAAGAGACGTATTAATCAAAACCATTGTTGCCAACGAAATGAAAGAGCACGATGGTTCTGATTATACTCAAAAATTAAAAAACACGTATCACAAATGGGAACATCAATCAAGTGATGCCCTTTGTCAAAAATTCAATCAAATAGAAAAATCTAATGTCACTGTTGACATATTAAAACCATAAATATAAGAGCCATGCCTCTTTTCAATGTCAGAAGAAGTCAAAAAGGATGAACCTAAAAAGAAAGGTATTCTAGGAAAACTAAAGGAGGCAGCAGATGACAAGGAAGAACAAATTGCTATCTTGTCTACTTTTGTTAGGCTTGGCATCCTTGTTTGGAGTGGCGGAATACTCACGTTGGCATACATTAAACTTCCACCAGCATTGGGTATACCAGAGCAAAAACTAGATCCTACTTTTATTGCATCAGTATTTACTGGGGTTCTCGCTACTTTTGGTGTTCAGGCAGCAAAGAAAGCAGGAGAGAATGGTGGTAATGGTGGGGGAATCAGTAAAGCAGATATGGAAAGATTGATTGCTGCAGCAGCACAAACTGCACCGGCACAAACTATTCGTATTGAACAGGCACCTGTACAAATTACACAGGCACCTCCAAAGTCTGATGAATCTTATAAGATGTAATTATGGATAATCAAAAGTCACCATTTAAGTGGATAGTTCTAACAGTGGGAACATTGTTTGGAATTGCTCATATTGGTGTCTTGGGACATCTCATAAACAAAAATAACTTACCTATAATTAATCTTCCTGTTGGAGATTATACTTCATATACAGTAGAGGCAGGAGAGACAGGATATAGGATTGATTATTCATCAAATGATCCTAAAGTTATGGGTGTCCGAAAAAGAGTCGATAAGACTAATGGATTCTTTGGTATTGGTGGGCAATCAAATGTAGAATATGATGAGGAATATACAATGGATGGTGCCCGCCATATGGGTGGAGGTGCTGAGGGAAAGTTGACTGCCAAAAAGTTAGAGTGTATAAAGGCGGAAGGTGGTGGAGAATCGACAGGAAGGATAGTGGGTGCTAGTATTGGTGCCGCAGCAGCACCGTGGTTCACTAGTATTCCATATGTCGGATGGGTTGCTGCCGGATGGATAGCAATGTTTGGACAAGATAAAGGTGCAGAGATTGGTGGAGAACTGGCAACAACAATGATGGAGGGATGCGATGAACTTTGAATTAAATTTGGAAGACTATACAATAATTCTAAATGCACTACACTATTATAAAAAGGTGGAGAAAAAAGGTAACTTTAAACAATTTAATGAAGAACGTGTAAATAAGTTAAGAGATAAAATGGCATATCAATTAATCCCTAGTCCTGATAGTAAAAGATGAATTTATTGTTGCGTCCACTTGATAATGTTGCTGACCCAGTTTGGAGTGTGATAATTTCACTTATTATACTTTTAGGTGGAGTTACTTATTATATTGTCTATATAATGAGTATGGCTTTTGATGAATTGGAAGATGGCAACTCTGAATGAAGTATCGGCAAAACTATTAGAAGTTGATGCTAAACAGGATCAAGAAATAGTACTTCTCAAACATAGAGTTGAACAACTTGAGAATGAAGATGATAATGATATGATTAAAGAACTTCGTGAAAGGGTTCGTAAACTTGAAAAATGGGTTGCCGGTGCTGCTGCTGTAATTGCTGCTGCTACTTTTGCAATTGGTATTGCCGTCGCAGTAGATTCTAAGGAGATCAATTATGGGAGCAATGACACCGCCGAGCAGAAAGAGCTGCTACAACTTCCGAGTTACAGAAATAAACAGAGTGTTGGATGGCGACACGATAGATGTGACAATAGATTTAGGGTTTGATCTATACAAGAAAGAAAGAGTTAGAGTTGCAGGAGTTGATACGCCAGAGAAAAGAACGAGAAATCTAGAGGAGAAGGCACTTGGAATCGACGCAACCAACTGGCTCAAGGAGAAACTGGAGAGTACTATCGATGGTGATGATGAGTTGTCTGTTAGGACTGAACTTGTTGGTGGTGTCGGCAAATATGGCCGTCTTCTTGGTTGGTTATACATTGGGGACGCAGATGTGTCCCTCAACGAACAAATGATTGAGTTTGGATATGCTCTTGCCTACGACGGAGGAACTAAAGATATGGATTTAGAAAAGTTGAGAGAGATAAGAAGAAAGCACGGCACATTAGTAGAATGATGAGTAGTATATTCGTATTTGGATTTATTATTTTATTAACTTATACACTACATATTACATGGCCTATAAAAAAAGGTAAAAATTAAAATGCAAAAATTAATTAACATTCTTGCTCTAGCTTCTTTTGGTGTATCATCTGCAATTGTTGGTGGTAGTGCCTATGTTTATGTAAATAAAGATGCTCTCATTGAGAGTGCTAAAGAAGCAGCAACCAAAGCAGCAACCGAAGCAGTTGCCGGAGCACTTCCTGGAATGTTGGATTCTGCGATGCCAGAACTTCCT